GTCTACCCGACGCTCCCGGGTCTGACCTGGAGCGTCACCAAATCGCCGATGTGGAAAACGCGCGTGCAAACCAGCGTGCGCGGGCGCGAGCTGCGCATCAGGGACCAGATCTACCCGAGATGGAAATTCCAGCAGGTCTATTCGTTCTTAAACGGCTCGGTTCGCTGCACGCCAGGCGTCACCGACATTCAAGTTATGATGAACTTTTTCCAGACCGTGCAGGGCTCCTGGGATAACTGGCTCTTCAACGATCCCACCGACAACTTCGTTGCAAATCAGCTTATCGGCATTGGCGCCGGCGCTCCGGCCGCGTTCCAACTGGCTCGGACGTTCTACGACGGCGGTTTTGCGGAGCCGATTATCGCCCCAATATCATGGGTAATCCGGTTCGATGGCGTGGTCCAAAGCAGCGGCGTCTATTCGGTAAACACCGGGAACGGCATAGTAACGTTTGGCTCGTCAGTCGGGAGCGGAGTGCAGGTTACAGCCGACATCCACTACTACTTCCGCTGCCGCTTTACAACCGACACGCTAGATTTTGAGGAGTTCGCAAAGGACTGGTGGGAGCTTAAAAAAATCGAGTTCGAATCGGTGCTCCTGTGAAACTAGGGTCCACTGCGCTCAAGAATTTTCTCGCAGCGCAGGCGACGGACGCCGCGCTCCTCTACGCCGATCTGATGACCTGGAAGCTGACCGACGGATCATTCATCCGCATCTCAGGCTTCCAGACCGCGCTGGCCCCGCCGGCCAACAGTTTCCAGCCGCCCGACGGCTTCGGCAAGGGCGCTTCGATAAACTACGGCGGGTCGAGCGCGCCGGTGGCGTTCCCGCTTGGGCCGCCAGTGGCCCCCTTCACGTGGCAATGCAAGATCGGCACACAGCCCGACCAGAGCACTGTCGTGCTCTACCCGCGCCCTCCGGGCGACCCGGACTCGCCGTCAGGCGACCTGGTCGGCGTCTACACCTGGCAGGCCGCGTGCCTCGCGCGGCTGTTCGACGGCGCGCTGTTCAGCGTCGACCGCCTCTTCATGCCGTCACCCGGGGACTATTCGCTCGGCTCCTTCGTGCTCTATTTCGGTCGCGTCGGCGAGATCACCCCGAGCCGGTCCAAGATTTCGATGCAGGTGCCAAGCCTGGTCGTGCTGCTCAACGCCATGATGCCGCGGCGCATCTACGGCGCGCCCTGCACGCACGTCTTCGGCGACGCGATGTGCCTGTTCGATCGGTCGACGCGCTCTTTCTCTTTTACTTGCGCCGTCGGCTCCGATCAGAACACCCTCACCGGCGCCACCAATCCGACGCCGTTCGACCTGTACGATATCGGGTCTGTTATAGGCGTCACCGGCGCTAACGCCGGGTTAAAAAAGACCATCTTCACCGTGCGCGCCAACATTGTGAATCTAGTGGCGCCGTTCCTGTTCCCGGTCGTCCCGGGCGATCAATTCCAGCTGCTGCCGGGCTGCGATCACACCTTGCAGACGTGCACGGATACCTTCGCCAATCAGGTGCACTTCGGCGGCTTCCCCCTGATCCCCCCGCCCGAATCGGCCGTCGCTATACTTGCTGGTATCTTCTCTGTACTATCCGTGTTTTGTTAATTCTCGGTTCGTCGGAACCGCCTTTTGAGCGCCGCTATGATCGCATGGTGCAGATTTGGCATTGGCTTGCTTTTTATCGTATTCATCGTGTCTGCATGGGCGGGCGCGATAATAACGATCGTCCACTTTATAATTAAGTACTGGTGATCGATCCGCGCCGCGCGGTGTGTGATCTCCCTGTGGGCTGGTACGCTACTCCAGCTGCGGTCCAAATATTCCCCCTCCGGGGGCTGCGGTCTCAGTCATTGAGATCGCTCGCTTTTCTGATTGGGGATTTCTGATTCTCTGCGAATCGGCGGTGTAGTTGGCGAGCTGTGAGCTGGTCGCTACTCCAGCTACGGTCAGAAGCCCCAGAGACACCGCTCGCCTCTGCCATCGTCATGGCTTCGCCGCTCGTCAGCGGACAGGGGGTCGGTCCATTTGCGCGGTGCGATTTCTTGCGCCGTCACAGCCCAGCCAACCGAATTATACCCCAACGTCAGAGGCTCGCAAGCGATTCCAATGGATTTCCGACGCGCGGCGGTAATCGCCGAGGCTGAAAGCTGGCTGCGGACCCCCTATCACCACTTCGCTCGCGTTAAAGGCGCAGGGGTCGATTGCCTGATGCTGCTCGCTGAAGTGTACGAACGCGCCGGCATCATTCCGCACGTCGACCCGCCGCACTACCCGCCCGACTGGTTCAAGCACAGATCGGAAGAGTTGTACGCCGCAGGCCTGATCCAGCATGGCCGCGAGGTCGAATGCCCGCAGCCTGGTGACGTTGCGATCTTTCGCTTCGGGCGCTGCTACTCGCACGGTGCCATCGTCACGGATTGGCCGATGATGATCGGCGCTCACTGGTCTAACGGCGTTGAACGGTCGGACGGCCGCAACGGCGTGTTTCGCGATCGGCCGGTCAAGTTTTTCGATCCGTTCTAGTGGAAACCTTTGTCGCGATCGTCATGTGTCTGCTCGGCTCATCTGCCCAATCAAGCTGTATCGAGATCTATCCAGATCAGCCGGTGCAGGGATTCGCAATGTGCGACCTCGTCGGGCAGCAATTAGCTGCGTCGTGGCTCCCGGACCACCCTGCCTACCGTTTCGATCATGTGCGTTGCCGAGCCGGCGCGCCGTTCCCGCATCAACACGACATCTAAGAACGGAGGCTTAGCTTGGGGGGCAGTCCAACTCCGTTCGTAAATAGTTTCCAGCGCGGCAGCTTCCAGACCCTACGCTACAGTACCGCTCAGGCAGGCTCTCCAGTACCCATCGTGATTGGCACCACTCGCGTCGCCACGAATCTCATTGATGAGTTTGGGTTCAATGGCGGCTCCAGTAAGGGAGGCAAGGGCGGCTCGGCTACCTCTAGCGGATCAGGCGGCAAGAAAGGCGGCGGTAAACAATACCAAGCCTACGTCGATTGGGCGCTCTGCCAAGGGCCGATTTCTTTCAGCGGCTCGGCGTTTAACGGCGGCGGCTCCAATGCGGTCTGGTCAAACGGTGGGCAGCAATCGGCGTCAGGCCTAGCGCTTAACTACTACGACGGCGCCGACGGTCAGGCCGCCGACCCCACATTCGTCGCTCAGCGCGGCGCTCCGGTCCCTAACTACTCTGGCACCGCCCATGCTACGGGCACACCGCTGCAACTCGGTGCTACGCCGGCTCTGCCGCAAGTATCGTTCCAGATCTGCGGTTTCTTTGCGCACACCGCCGGGACCGACCTGGTGGACGACGCGCTTCCCAGCCTCGTAATCGAGGGTATGCTATCCGACCCGCGCTGGGGCTCCGGCTTCCCAGCGGCGAACGTCGCAGATCTGAGCGACTACGGGGCTTACTGCCAGTCCCATTTCCTGGGGATCTCGCTGTTAATGGATCGGCAGCAGCAAGCCGCTCGATGGATCGAGGAGATTGCGCAGCTAACGACCGCGGCCATTTTCTTTTCCGGCTCGCTACTCAAGATCGTCCCCTACGCCGAGGCAGCATGGTCCGGCCAGGGCGCCACCTGGACGCCTAACCTGACGCCGGTCTATTCGGTCGGTGATGACGATTTCATCGAGGCGCCGAGCGACGACCCCGATTCGGTGACGCTCACCGATCAGAGCCAGGCAACCAACTGGCTGTCGCTTGAATACATGCCAATTTTCGGCACGAATGGGCAGGGTTACAATCCCCAGATCGTGTCGGTGTGGGATCAGGCCGCGATCGATACTTACGGGATCCGCACAGAGCCGGCCATACAGGGGCACGAATTTACCGATTCGGGCGCCGCGCAGACCGCCGCGCAATTGATGCTGAATCGGAAGCTCTACATCCGCGAACGACCGATCACCTTCAAGCTGCCGCTGAGATATTGCCTGCTTGAGCCGATGGACGTGGTCGCGCTGACCGATTCCTACCTTGGCTGGGACCAGAAGGTGGTTCGCGTCACCTCGATCGCCGAGGACGAGAACGGCGAGCTGTCGATCGAGGCCGAAGGTTTCGCGGGTCTGTCGACGCCACAGCGTCCGGCGGTCCAGGTTGGCAGCGGCTCACTGGCGATTGATCCCAATGTGCAGCCGGGCGCCACCAACACACCTCTCATCTTCGAGCCGCCCTTCGCGCTGACAAATGGGGCAACCGAAGTCTGGATCGTCGCGACCGGAGAGGCGCCTAATTGGGGCGGCTGTCAAGTCTGGGTCTCGCTCGACGGATCAAGCTACCAGGAGGTCGGCTCGATCCTGGTCGGTGGCCGCCAGGGCACCCTGACCGCCACTTTCGCGAGTGGTTCGGATCCCGATACGACGCACACGCTATCGGTGGATCTGACCGAATGCCAGGGCCAGCTGCTATCGGCATCACAAGCCGAAGCCGACGCCTTGGTGACCCTTTGCTACGTTGATGGCGAGCTGATCGCGTACGAGAAAGCGACCCTGACCACCGCATTCAACTACGATATCGACACCTACATCCGCCGCGGCGCTTACGCATCGCCGATCACCAGCCACGCTACGGACTCGCA